GATTGTGATGTAGATTATTCATCAAGCGATACCAAAGCTGAGTTATTAGAAAAACTAATGTTAGAAGATCATTCTGTGCCACAAGTTGAAGAAGAGTATACATATACAGAGCAAGAAGTAGATACAACTACATTACAAGATCCAACTTGGCAAGAGTCAGCATTTCAAAATGGTAAACTTGGAAGTCCAAGATGGAATAATGATGAAAGTAAAGTAATTGTAAAGTATGAACTATCTATACAAGATGGAACATTAGATGCAGTTAGTGGAGTAAGTGGTATTACTGCGATGAGCCATAGTGAAGCTATTGAAGAAATGAAAAAGGATGAATGGTCTGGTGAAAGCTAATGAGAGAAAATTATTATTTTGGTGGATAGTAATGCTGCTAATGATATTAGGAGTTATTACTACTATTACTGGATGTAATGGTGGTTGGTCTGTAGGTGGTATTGCTATATCTCCATCTGATTCAGTTAGCACAGATTTTATGATTATTACAGATCAAGATAGTGTAAAACATTGGTATGTTAGGACCACAGTTGATGGTGGAATATTAATAGGGGATAACTATTGCCATAAACATCATGAATGGGAAACAGTAGAGAAAAAGTGAGTGAAACAAGTAAACCTAAGACGGCAAGAAGTTATAGAGCTACGGTTGTGGGAGATAATACTGTTGTCAGTATTAATCTTAAATGGGCTGGGCAGGTTCTTGTACTTGTCGCTGGACTTGTCTATTCGTACTTGCAAGTTGAAAACAGAATTAGAGAGCTTGAGCGAAGAGTGGAACACGCTGATACCAACATTGAAGAACTTGTCAGTAAACATATAGCAGAAGAAGAAGTAAAAATTGCAGCGATGCAGGAGCAGCTTGAGTGGTATCAAAAAGAATTAAATCTAAATCCTCTAAGTTGGGGAAAGAAAAGAAAGAAACGAAAATAATGCGAGATCTAAAAAATTACATCAATTTAATGAAAATGATAGGTAAAATATAATGACTTCTGATGTTATAACATTAGTGCAAGAATTAGGATTCCCAATTGCTATTAGCATTGGGTTAGCCTTTGCTTTGTATAGTGTAGTAAGATTTATCTTAAAGGAAAAAGTAGAAGATACTTTGAATAGGTTTGATGAAAAGCATGAAAATCTACAGCATCGAATGGATATAATTATGGATGAATTAGGTAAGTTAAAAAAATGGAATGCAGAAATAAAATCTGATTTAAAGGTTTATATTGATTTAACAATGAGGAAAAAGTAATGCCAATGCCTTTTCATTGTATTGAATGTGATAAGCCTATTCAACAAGCATTGCGTGGAGTTTGTGATGACTGCAAGCAATCGGAAGAAGAAGAGTGATGGACCTCTGTTGTATAGATGCATTATTTTTATTAATATGGATAATTATAATAGCGAGTTAATATGGAACAATCATTTATAGAATTGTACGCAGAATATGGAGCGATGGGAATTGTTGTCGCTTTATTTGTATATGGATACATAAAACAAAGTAAAAGAGCAGATGATCAAGCTGATGCACTTGAAGCTTTAAAGGTAGAAAATAAAGGTCAGAGTAATGACATTTCCAATATTGAATCTATCCTTTTAAAGCTTTTAGATAGGTGGAATAATTCAGATTCTATTAGAGATAGAAGACATGAAGAGATGGTCCGTGAATTAAATGATCTATCAGATGTAATGATGGAAGTAAAAGGCAGCGTAAGTAGAATAAATGGAAAACACTAATGAAGTTAAATACAAATATATCTATTGAAAATATTATAACAATTATAGCTCTTGTTTGTTCTGTAACGCTTGCATTTGGATTTATGCAGTATGATATAGATTCTATTAAAAGAGACTTAGAATTAAAAGTTGATAAAAAAGAGGTTGCAGCAGATAGGAATCTAATAACTTATAAATTAGATGTAATAACTGCTGAGATCGAAGAAATGAAAGTTTCACTAAAGGAAATAAAAGGAGAAATACATGGACTTCGTAAGTGATTGGGTAAGTTGGTCTAACTTTTTTTACTTAATTGGTCTTATCGTAGCTGGATATGCAACTACAGTTACAGCTAAGAATAGACAGATTGTAAAAGAAATTGGAGATTTAGTTAAGGCGTTAGAAGCTGGATACAAGGATAATAAATTAACCAAGTCTGAAAAGGATATAATTATGAAAGAAGCTCTTGATATTGGCAAGGCTGTTATCCAAAGTAAATGGAAACTGTGGGGGTAAATATGCCACGATTCGGTAAAAGGTCTAAAGAAAGATTAAAGGGAGTTAAGCCAGAACTCGTAAATGTTCTGAATGAGCTGATAAAGATAATGGATGTTACCATTATTGAGGGCTTGAGAACAGAGGCTAGGCAGGAAGAACTCGTAGCTCAAGGCAAGTCAAAGACAAAGTATAGTAAACACTTAGAAGGTAAGGCAGTTGACTTAGCTCCCTACCCAATTGATTGGGAAGATAGAGAAAGATTTCACTATATGGGTGGAATGGTTCGAGGTATAGGACAACAGATGGGTGTAAATATTCGCTGGGGAGGCGACTGGGATAGTGACGGCGAAGTAAAAGACAATGGTTTTGACGATCTAGTTCACATAGAAATAAAGGGATGAGATATAAGAAATTTAAATATGCAAAGAAAATGATTGTAGTGCCTATGCCAACATATTTTGGATTGGGAACAACTAAGTATTCCCATTCTAAATGTTTTATGGAGGACCGTCACTCAATGTCTTATACTCATTTAGAATTTAATGCCTAAACAAATATACCAATTAAGAGACTTTAGCGGAGGTTTGAATAACCTTAAAGATGCTACAGATATTGGAGACAATGAAGTAGCTGAAGCTAAGAACATGTCATTCACGGAGCAGGGTGCTGTTGGTGGTGCTTTTAATATGAGAAATGATACTAATAATAAACTTAATGTTACATATGATACTACACATATAGACCACATTGAAGCTGGTTACGGTTTAGGTTATTTTGAAACAGATCATTATGCAGCAGATGGTTATACAAGAAGTGTTACTTTAGTAGGAAATTCATCATCGGGTACTGGCGGTATTTTATACTACGATGCTGGTACTAATAAATTATATTTATATGGCTTGAATGACGGGAATGTAAAGAACGCACCTGCTGATGGAAGCAATGGGAGTTCTGGAGATACTATATCTATGCATCTCTGGTTTCCAGTAGGCACAGAAATTACAATATCAAATTCTGTACAAGGTTCTGGTGGTGGTGCAGTTACTTTTACATCAGGAACTCTTGATGGTATATATACAATAACTGGTGTAGATTCAAGTCAAAAAAGAATAACACTTAGTCAAAGACCTCCCGGTATGATACCGGCTGCACAAGGCGGTGGTGATGCTGGGGCTATAATTTCTAATTTTTCAGCTACTATAACAGGTATTCCATCTGGTGATAAAGTTTTATTATTGGCACATCCAGATGAACATAAAATAGATGTTTATTCTACAAGTAGAGATCTTGTTAGTACCGGATGGGAAGTAGATGCTATTACTTTACAAAATTGGTCTGATGATGATTCTAATAGTAAAGTTTTATATTATAAATCAGAAGAATCTATACGTTGTTGTGATACCAATAGAGAAACAACTAGTAAGATACAATGGTATGGTTGGATATCAAGGACGCACTTTTCATATCCCGGAAATACTAATTCAGATTTATATACTGGATATTATGCTAAAGATAATAATTTAGCACCTCCTGCATATGGTCAATATGAAAAAGATAGCGGTACTGCTTTGGTTTACCCAACTGCTGGTAAGGGATTTAATCTAAAATGTTTTTCATCTGCAACAGATGGTTTAGTTGAGGCAAAGACCTATGAATTTGCACAATCATTTATATATGATGGTAATCAAGAGAGTTTATTAAGTCATTACAGCAAACTTGACAATTCACCAGTCTCTACATTAGATACGACTTTAGCAGCAACAGACTTAAAACAACTTAGTGTTCAAATAGGTGCTAAAGGACCTTATGATCCACGTATATCTGGTGGTAGAATTTATATTAGAGAAAGCGGTACAGACGATGAATGGAATTTGCTTTTAGATATTGATTTAACTAAAGGAGCTAGAACATCATTATCCGGAGATTTTACAGAGTGGAAAATAGCATCTGATCCAGATTTTTATATAGGAGCATCAGCTACTACATATATGGCTGTAGATAGTATAAGCCCAATAACATATGAAGTAATCAATGGATATCCTTCTAGTATATTTTCTAACGACATTGGGGGAGTTGGAGAAAACTGGAAAGATGTTGTAGTGTCTAATGGCAGGGCTTTTGTATGCAATGTTAGAATTAAGGATGAAAATAAAGGGCAGCATAAGATACCGGGCATAGCAGGAGAAGCTGACCTTACTGAATTTAAAGATAGGATTATGTATTCTATGCCTAATAGATATGATACATTTCCTTCATTTAATTTTATTGAAGCATCTAAGGGTGATGCAGATCATTATATGGCTATAGAATCATATGCTGATAGGTTACTTGCTTTTAAACGAAATAGTATGGATATAATAAATATATCTTCTCCTAGTGATGCTAATTGGTTCTTAGAGGATACTAAAAACTATATGGGTGTAGAGTCTCATTTAGCTGTATCAAAAACTCAATATGGAGCAGTATGGGTTAATAAAAATGGTTTATTTTTATACGATGGTCAAAATATAAGAGATTTAACGGAAAATAAAATTGACGACAATACTTGGTATAATTTTATAACTGGCTCAACTGGAATTATATATGATGAAGTAAAGTCTTCTATATTTGTAATTAAATCATTTTCTTCAGATGGTGATGCTTATATGTGCGATTTAAAGAAAGGAAACTTTACTTATTTAATTGATTTTGCATATGACTCTATTACTAATCCAGTAGATACTAATTTTTCTGATACCCCTAATACAATAGTTTGTAAACTTGATACAACAGGTACAGATCATACTGAATTTTATCAGTTATATAGAAGTCCACAAGCACAAACTGGTGTAGAATTACAAACAAAAAATTTTACACTTGGTGACCCTAATATAATGAAAAAGATATATGCTATTTATATTACTTATCAAGCATCAAATAGTTTAGCTGCTGACGTATTTTACAGTACAGATGGTGGTGATAGTTGGGAAACGGATATTTCTGGTCCTAGTGCCACTAGCTCAACTGTTTGGCAAAAAGGTAAGTGGACTATAACAGACCCTCCAACAGCATCTACTATTATGGTAAAGATAGATACAGATGCTACTTCTAATCTTGTAAAAATAAATGATATAGGAATTGAATACAGACCTATACATAAGAGAATGGCTTAATGGATAGAATATCAAGGCAGATAGCTAATTCTAAACAAGACAGAATACAGATAGTTAAGTCGCAGCCGTCTGCTGCAACATTACGTGAAGGACAGGAAGTAATTTATATTACTAAAGACAACAAGCTTGCAAGATACAGAAAAGAACAAGGTCGTCTTTGGGTTTCTTATATGGATTCAGATTTAAGTAAAAATGTATCAATTGAAGGTAACTTAAATTTATCTGGAAAATTATTTACAAACAACTATCCAGCATTTAGCGTATATCAAAGTACAAGTGTAGATGAACAAGCTTTGGCAACAAGTACTTGGACTAGAATAACCTTAGATACTGAAAATTATGATAATGGAAACAACTTTTCTAGTAACTATTTTACTGCACCATATCATGGTATTTATCATTTTGATGGAAAGATCTTATTAGATAGCAATGCAGATAGTGATGCTGGTGATTTTGACGCTAAAGAAAGATTAGATTGTTCATTATTTAAAAATGCATCTTCTGCTACTTACGGTTCTTCTTCATTAAGAGTTGCAAGTAGTTTACATCTTGTTGCAGCTGCAATAACAGATTCTGTTTGGGAAGCGAGATTATCAACAGATTTAGAACTAGATGCAGGAGATTATATAGGTATGTATGCTTGGCAAAATACCGGAGTAGAGCAACATACTTATAGTCCAGCAATAGATGATTGGACAAGATTTACAGGACATTTAGTATGTGCACTTTAGTGTATATTCATATTATTAAAATTTATTTCATAATATTATATTAGGAGCAATATTATGGCTACGTACGCACAATTAGCAATGGCTGCTCAAGCAGCAAAAGACGACGCAGCAATTAAAGCAGCACAAGACAGAGAATTACAACGCAGAGAAAAAGCTAGTAAATGGGGAGGTTGGGGTAGAACTCTTGGTCTTCTTGGAGCTGGTCTTGCTACTGGTGGAATGAGTTTACTTGGCGGTGCAGCAGTAACTGGGCTAGGTGGATTAGCTGGTAGGTCTATAGGTAGAGCATTAGGCGGTGGGAGAGAAAGAGATGCTGAAAAAGATATAGATTCTTTATTTTACAAAGGGCGTAGAAAAGATTATAGAGATAATATAAGTAATTATCAAAAAGGTATGCGTGAGCGTATGTTTGTTGATACAGGTAGAGATATGTTATCTGCTTATACATTTAATAAGTATATGAGACCTAAAGCAGCAGAAGCATGGGGAGATATGAAAACAAAATGGACTGGTAGATTTGGTACTGATGCTGAAAAATTAGCTATGGCTACAGGTGACCCTCAAGCTTTAGAAAAAATAAACCAAGCTAAATTATTTGGACAAGATCCAAATACACGAGGTCTTTTTGGTCAGGATTATAGTTCGCCAAAAATAGATGGACCAACAATAGGATGGGATGAATTAGCTAAAATGGATTTACCAGCTAATAGACCTTTGCCCCCTCAACAGCTTTCACAAAATATATCTGCAATAGATACAGATGCTTTAATGGATACTAACTTATTAAACATTGCTGCTCCCAGTAGTACAAATGTTGATTTTAGTCAATTACCTATGACTCCTAATATAAACACAAATCAATTACCTATACAGCCAGCAGGCGGTGGTGTTTTAGCTCCTGAATTCAATCCTAATTTTGGAAATGAAAACTATTTAAATAACGCTTTTAATCTCTGGAGAGGTAACTAATGCCAGATCCTTTTGGAAATCCATTACCCGAAGAAGTCTCAAACATGTTTAGATTTGGTGCTAATTATGGTGGCTACAATGCACCATCAACGCCTACTAATCCTACTAGTCCTTCTGACCCTGTTTCTACAGGTTCTTATGGTACAGGTACTGGACAATTTGTTTCAGGACCAAATGCTTGGTTACAATCTGCTATGGGCAATACAGCTAATCCTAACTTAGAGTATTCTTCTTATTTACAATCTCTAGGTTTTGATGTTGATGAAGATAAGGTTGGAAAATTCTTTTCTGGAATCTCAGATCAATACGGCGAAGACGTAGGTATGGCAAGAGCTGGTTTTTCTCAAAGCATGCAGGGATTACAAGGACAAGCTACTAATCAATTAATGCAGTTAGGCGGTGGTCAAGGATTGCCCGCTGCTTATAATCCCGGCTTTGGTAGGACTCAATATGGATTAGACCAAGCAATAAGTAATATTGGAAATCAATACACACAAGGTGCACGTGGTGGATTACTTAATTTTACACAACAAAAATTAGGTGCACAAAGAGATGTTCAATCTCAAATTAGAGATGTTGCTATGGGATTAATAGGGCAGGATGCATCTGGTATTTCTTGGGGTGATACTAATTCAGGTGGCGGTAGTGGTGGCAATTTAGGATATCGAAGAGTAGAGCAATTTCCTATGGTAAATTTAGGATATAGTGTTAATTATAATGGTCAAGATTATTCTTGGTCTGAAGAAGAGGGAGAATATATCCCAGTATAAAGGAACTTTAATATGGCACAATACGAATCAGGACAATATATAAACGAATTTTTAAACCAGATGCCGAGTCTATTACTTACAATGCGTCAGATGGATGTAGATCAAATGTTGGAGACAAGGCAACTTGACCAAAATGATATTAGATTAGACCTTGAAAGGAAAAGAGATATTATAGATGCTGATATGAGAGAGCGTCAAATGTCTATGATGGAAGAAACATTTGGTGTAGATAAAAAACAAAGGGAATCTTGGGCTAAGATTAAACAGCCTCTAATGCAGGCTATGCAGCAGAGGATGGCTTTAGATGAATCAACTCGTAAAGCAAGAAAAGATATGCCTTGGTTTGAAAAAAAATGGAGACCAGATGAAGAAGCTTTTACTGTATTTGGAAAAGAAATAATTAAATCAGAACAAGACATAGCTAAAGAACAAGCAGAAGCCTTACATGGAAAACCAAAAGAAGCAAGTGAGGTATTTGGTGAAGTTAGTCAAATAGCTGAAGAACTTCCCCCAGAATTATGGCAATCAATATATAGCAGTCCTATGTTTAGACCTTATATGACAGGTAAAACAGGATTATTAGGAGCTACTACTGCTGGTTCAATGGGCGGCTATTATCCATAGGAGTTATTATGGCAAATAAAGACAATCCATTTTCATCATATTATAACTATCCAAAAGCTTATGGAGAAGCTCCTCCAGAAGAAAGATGGCACTCAGATAAATCTGAACCGGGTATGATTCCACCTTGGTTAAGAAATGCATTTTCAAGAAAGGACCAGTTTGGACACGGAAGTCCTCAACCAATAGTAGATACAAAAGAGATTATGAAAAAAGCTGGTGAAATTTTAGATGAAGTATATGCCTCTGGGCAAATAAATCAAGATGAATTTAAACAGCTTTATTCTACTGTACAGAAAGAAGCTATGAAGATAGATCCAAATGTGGAACTAGCTCATAAAGCTAGTCAAGGAGAGACTGGTTTACTTGGTAAGATTAAAAAAGGATTACATGATTATGCTGATAGACAGAGTACTATAGATTATTATGATGTTTGGTCTGGTGAATGGAAACAAGCGGAGAGATAAATTATGGCAATTGGTTTATTAAATTTAATAGGCAGAGGAGCTAAAAGAGCTATTAGTTCTAAGTATTTTCCAGCAGTTGCTGGTACAGCTGCAGTAGGTGGAGCAGCAGTAGCGGGCGGTGCTAAATCTGGTCTAATTCAATTTGATCCTTGGGGTGAAAAAAGAGAAGCTTATGAAAGAGACCTCGGTGAGAAGTTTATAAAGCAAGAAGCATTTGAACGTAGTAAAGCTGAACAAAAAAGAGCTTACGAACGCTCTAAGGGTAAGAAAGATAAGTTTGGATATGGAACAGTTCAGTTAAGAGATACTGATTGGGTTCCATTTAAACAGGGTGGTAAAAAATATGTATTTGCTAATATTCCAGAAGTTCAAGAAGTAATGCAGAGTGGAAACATCTTAAATATGCAAGGTATATTTGATGACCTATTAGATAAAGGTTATATAAAAGAGGTATAGTTATGTCTAGTGTAGTTAAAGATCAATTCGGTTTTGGAACAGAAAAAAAACCATATAGAATGGATTTAAGTGACAAGTCTTTTAAAGAAATACAATCATTGGCAGAGGATGACCAATTAGATATTGGTAAATATTTTAATTCAGGTGCTTATCAAGAATGGCTATCAAGTCCTTGGAAAAAAGAAGATCTTAATTTTTTAAGGGTTCTTATCTCAAAAACTGCTAAATCTTACAAGGATAGTAAGCCATTTTATGTTTCTAAATCTTCTTGGAATGAAGAGTATGTGGAAAACTATAAAAAAATTATAACATTAGCATCAAATAAAAAAGGTGCTCCAAAACCGGAAGAAATTCATAATAGATTAAGACGTAAAGACAGGGGAAATACTTATGGCGATTAATTTTATGGCAGTACAAGAACTAGTTCGTCAATATAATGATGACCCTAGAATGTTTTCAGACCAAGAAGCTGAAATGATATCAGGATTAGCTGGTAGCTTTGGTCTTAATTTTCAACGAACAAGTAAACCTCTTGAAAAAGCTGCTTTTGATTTTGCCGACATGGCAACACTTGGTTTAATACCAAATGATTGGAGACCGCAAGCAAGAGGAGATTTTTATTTAGGTGAAAGTGATAGAGATCAACTTGCAGGTGGAGTCGGAACTCTTGGTGGATTAGTTGGTGCAGCTGGTGTAGGTATAAAAGGTGCTAGAGCTTTGTTTGGCAAAGGTGGAGGCGGTGGTAGTATTACAGCAAAGGCTGCAGAAGGCGTTAGTAAATCTCCACGTGGATTACTTCCCCCTTATGAAGGTGGTTTAGTCCCTTCTCCTAGATTATTAGGACCCGGAAGTCCTCCTCCTGTATCTTCTCCATTGCAATTAGGTCCAGCTAGTTTATTATCGATGGCTGGTAGTGGACCAACTCAAATTCCTCGATTTGCTGCTAGTAGATACAATACAGTACAAAGAGGATTTCAGCAGCAATATCCATAAATAACACATGTCATATGCTCAAGAGTCTATACGTGTTAAAAGACTTATTGATATGTATAGGGCTAACCCTAGACTATTCAATGAAGAACAGCTTGACGAATTACAGGAATTAGCTGGTCAAACTAATCTTACTTTTAATAGAGTATCCACAGAATTTAATTTAAGAAATATAGCTGAAACTGCTTTAGGTGGTGTAGTAGAAGGTTTTACTACAATACCAATAGGTAGACAACCACGCAATACATACGAAGCAATTGCCCACTCAATGGGACACCTTGTAGGTTTTGCTCCCGGTATTGCTGCTATTCCATTAAAAGGTTTAGCTACAGGAGCATCTAAACTTGGAATGATGGGAGTAAAAAGAGCTTTTGAAAAAGGGGCTTTTGGTGCTCAAACAATAAATAAGTTTTCAGTACCCATGTTCTTTGGTGATAAGGCTAGTGATCTATTAAATAGAGGAATTAGTAAAGCTGGATTAGAATCATTAGAGTATATGAAACGTGGTAGTGCTACACGTGGCATTATGAATGATGCTGTTCATTTAGGTGTAGCTAGTGGTGCTAGTAGTTTCTGGGGAGGACCAGATGAAATATTAAACTCTATGACACACGGTGCTATTGCAGGTGGTGCATTTGGTGGGTTAGGAAACTTTAGGCAAATTGGTACATTACTTAAAAGTAAGAATGTACAGAACCATCAAAGAGCTGAACAATTAATTAAAGCTGGTGTAGGTTCTATGATAACTGGTTTACCTACTACGTTACAAGAACAACCTATTGAAATACAAATGTACCAGTATTTACTGGGAGGATTCTTTGGATATAATGCTAGACCATCATATGAAAAGGCAGCAAAAGAGTTTTTTCATGAAGATTTAGTTTCAGGCAGACCTGACAGAATTTTTTATCCCGAAAAGAACTCAGAATGGTCGAAACTCTCAAAAGAGGCACAAGACTACGTCTACAAACAATCTGCCGACCAAGCTCGAATTAGCATGCTTAAAATGGGTTTATGGAAAAACGAGCAAGAATTAGATACATATTTGAATAATGAGGCTAGAAAACGTAAAGGTGACAACTATAAACCAGAAGATGTAGATAATATAGCTAGGGAACAAGCAGGTAAAATAATACAAGGTGGTATTCTTGTTGATCTTGAGGCTTGGGAAAATCCTATGCCAGAAGATTTAGGTGACCCAAGGCAAGGTTCAAGACATCAGATGCTTGTTCAAATATTTAGAAAGCCAGATGGTACTATAAGTTCTATAGAATCTATGCCAAGAGGTGGGGATTATCGTGGCATAAGAATGGATGCTAAACATCCTATTGGAGAAAGTCGTACAGGTGAACCTGCTTGGGATATTCCTGCTGAGAAGTTTGATGGTAGGGAAATTATTACGCTGCAGTATATAAATACGCAAGGAGTAAAAGGTTCTAAAGGAACCATAACAGCATTTAAACCTTTTGCTGGTAAACCTAATTTTGAAACTGGTAAGATAGATTACGAAGTTACTCAAAGAGATTGGTTTGCAATTGAGGACCATCTTAATTCTCAGAATATGTATATCGATGGTGGTGTAAAAGATAAAGGTGTATTAAAGGTTAGTTTATATCATCCTGATATTAATAGGGTAGGTGTAAATAATTTAATAGATACTCTTGCCAGAGGTATGCTACAAGGAAGATTAGAAACTGAAAAAATAAGTGCTGGTGAGCAAAAAAGATTATTTAATCAGTATAGAGATGAGGTAAGGCAAAACTATGAAGATAGTTTAGCAAAGGAATATGAATGGTTTCGTGATGCTATTGAGTCTGATGGTATGCGGCAGCATGTAGAAGACATTCATAAAAAAGCATGGAAAAGTAATATTTTATATGAATCAGAAAGGCATGGATTATTTACAAGAGGCGGTGAAGACTTTACCCAAATAGGTAAGTTGATGAATGATAAGGTTGGTGCTAGAAATGTTGTAGATAGAAATAAGCGTGAGCAAATATTTCATACAAAAAATATTCCAATGAACTTTGAGATCAATGGAAAAAAAGATTTAAACATAACAGTACTTGAAGATTTTATTGCTAGTAAAAATGAACATCCAGATATGTGGTACAAGACTGAGATAACTAATCCAGATGGTACTAAACAAATAGTTGAAAGACCTTATGAATCTGCTACAGATGGTACTATATATATAAGAAGGTCAGTATGGAAGCAGCTTGTTGAAAAGTCAGGATTTAAATCAGGTGATGAGTTTGTAAATGACTTATTAGAAAAGACTGGAATGTTAAAGCCTACGATTGCTACTAAGTTTGATGGTGGAGTAATGATTGGTAAGGCAGCAGGTCGAAGAGCAAGTGAGTCTATGGATAAGTTTATGGAAGCTAATGACTTAGATATGGTTCTAATGTCAAGTGCAGCTAAACATAAAGGTGGTATAAATCCTGTAAAATATGACTATAAAGATGGAACATATTTTGCTATGGACCAAATGGATATACGCAAGATGCCTATATCTGATTTAAGATTGGACCTTGGTGTTTATGAAAACCCAAAGAAATCAAACGCTCCACAGATGTTAGTGCGTCAGTTATTTGGTAATTTAAATGAAGGTCAACATCCGGGCGTAGTAGAGCATGTATTTAAAACAATATATGAGCCTATTATTAATGGTAGACCAGAACAAAATACACTTATAGAATCTTATATTAAAAGTCCATCTAAAGACTTTGACTTTAAAAATTTAGATATAGATAGCATTTCACTTAAAAATATTCACAGAATACTTACTTCTGAGGGCAAAGACCTTAAAAGTTTAAGGCAGTATGTTAGAGACCATATTATGCGAGTAGATAAAGATAAGCTGCAGGAAGGCGAAGCTGATCTTAATTTTACAGAAGACCAATGGCGTGACTATATTTTTAGAAATAAACGTATTTTTAATACTGTTGGTACAACTGATGCGGTAGCTGATGGATTTAAAGCAACAAATAAGTTTTGGGAACATGCATATAAAAGATACATAATAGATAGATATCTTAGACCTAAGTGGCAGTTTTCTAGTAAAGGTTGGGCAGCACCTTATGATGTAGAAGTATTAAAAGACAGGAAGGTAGAACCGGGTACATTTTTAGCTGACAATGGTAAAAAGAATATGGATGTAGATTTTAATTTTGACCTTATCAAATCTGTTTACCCTAAGATTAAAGGTAATAAATCAAAATTAGGACATGTTATA